CCGCTTTACACCTTTCCGCAGTTTAGCACCCTATGGGGTTTTTATTTGTAGTTCGGGGGAACAACAAAAAAATGAGCCACGCAAAACCAACAGAACTCAAGCGTGCCTTGGGTAATCCAGGCAAAAGAAAACTGCCTGATAAGTCCAAGGTGATTATGCTTCCACAAATTTCAAGCGAACCACCTGCGCATTTGAATAAAACACAAAAGGCAAAATGGATTGAATTGCGTAAGGCTGCGCCTTGGATTGCAGTGACAGATGAACCATTGCTGACTTCGCTCATTGAAAAAATGACAAGACAAAAACAACTCACTGAAGAATTAAAGAAAAGCAAGTTTGTTCTTTACACCGACAAAGGTTATGCCTATGCCAATCCTTTGTTTGGAATGCTGTCCACTATTGAAATGGAAATTTTCAAGTTACTTTGCCAACTTGGTTTAACTCCTGTGGATCGAAGCAAAATGGGGGTTGCGGAAGTAAAGGCTCGAACGAAGTTGGAAGAATTACTTTCACAAAATCGTGATGACGCAAAATAGTTGGCCTCCGCGCTGGCTAACGCCGGTGCCCGAGTCAGAACAAGATAAAGGCGATGGCGACATCTACGCCAAATTCGCAGAGGCAGTCTGTCGAGTAACAAAAGATTCCGTCGCTTCTCCTGCCGGAAAACTTATTGTGCTTCGTGATTGGCAAAAAGAATTATTGCGCCACGCACTTGCTCGCCGTGACGATGGCAGATTCAGACATAGAACTGCCTTAGTAGGCATGGCTCGTAAAAATGGCAAAAGTGCATTGGCTGCATCAATGGGGCTTGCTGGTCTGACGATAGGCGGCAATGGTTCTGAAATTTATTCTTGCGCTGCGGATCGAGACCAAGCACGAATCGTCTTTGGCACCGCCAAAAGAATGATTGAACTCGATGAAGAATTATCATCAATGTTCACATTGTTTCGTGATGCAATAGAATTCAAAGAGAAGGGCAGCGTTTATCGCGTTCTCTCTGCTGAGGCTTACACAAAAGAAGGTCTTAATCCTTCTCCGCTTGTAATCTTCGATGAAGTTCACGCTCAACCAAGTTGGGATTTGTGGAATACGCTCTCACTTGCAGGCGGCGCTCGTGCAGATTCTCTTTTATTCGGAATCACAACTGCCGGAGTAAGACAAACTGCAAATGGTCAAGATTCACTTTGTTACTCGCTCTATCAATACGGTCAAAAATTAGTCAAAGGTGAAGTTAGCGATCAATCATTTTTCTTTGCTTGGTGGGAACCAACCGCAGCCGATGCCGACCATCGAAGTCCTGAAGTATGGTCTGAGGCAAATCCTGGTCTTGGTGACATCGTAGATTTAGATGATTTCAAATCGGCAGTTTTACGAACACCTGAAGCAGAATTTCGCACTAAGCGTTGCAACACTTTTGTCAATGCAACTGTGGCATGGCTACCCAATGGCGCTTGGGAAGCGTTGATAGATAAAGACCGCGTTCCAATGCAGGGAGAAGAAGTTATCCTTGCCTTTGATGGTTCATTCTCCAATGACTCAACTGCTTTGTTGGCTTGGTATCTTGGAGGCGAAAAGCCACATTGCTCAGTTATAGGATTATGGGAGAAGCCATACGATGCCGACCAAGGATGGTTTGTTCCGGTCGCGGAAGTCGAAGAAAAAATCATCTCTACTGCCCGAGATAATCGAATTTCTGTCAGAGAGATTGTTTTCGATCCCGCTAGATGGAACCGAACCTTTATGGTTCTCGACGAAGAAGGATTGCCGGTGGTGGCATATCCCAACTCAGCAGAGAGAATGGTTCCTGCAACTCAAAAGTTCTACGAGGCCGTCATCAATCAATCATTCACACATGATGGACACGAAGGACTTGCCAGACACATCTCAAACTGTGTCACAAAACAATCATCGCGTGGCGTGATGGTGGCGAAGGCATCTGCAAAACGCAAGGTCGATGCAGCCGTCGCAGCAATCTTTGGCTATGACCGAGCAACGCAACCGCCAGCGCCAAAGCAACCTGTGCCTAGATTCTTTTCGATACAAGTCTGAGAGGCGATATGAAGAAATTGGATGTTTCATTATTAGTCGGTTTCGGAGGTCTTATTATCGCTACAACCGGCCTTGCAATGGTCTCGGTACCTCTTGCACTTGTTGCCTTGGGATCATTTCTTGTTTGGATTACAGAAAAGGCTAACTGATGGGATTATCGAAACGCATTCGTGAAGTTCGACAGGCTAACAACTCGCAATGGGTTGAACCTCTCATTCCTGGTCGTCCTGCATTTATGTCACCATCAGGTGTTGATGTAACCGCAGATTCGGCAATTCGAGTCTCGACGGTTTATGCCTGTGTTCGCTTACTTGGTGACACGATTTCATCGTTGCCTCTTGGCGCTTATGTTCGCAGAGGCAGAAATCGAATCTCTTATTCTGCTGTTTATGGTTCGCAACCTGAATGGATTAATAGACCTAATCCTGAAACAACTCGTTTGGAATTTTTAGAACAAGTTATTGCATCGTTGAACCTTCACGGAAACGCTTTCATTTTAACGGTTCGAGATGAGAACGATGAGGTTATCGAACTTTATTGCTTGAATCCTGATGAAGTGCGCATTCGTCGCCTTCGTCCAAATGAACCTTTAGTTTATGAAGTTACAATTCGTGAAGCCGGAGATGTTCGCACTGAGATTTTGACCAATCGTGAAATCTTGCATATTCCAATGTTCCGCCTTCCTGGTTCACATTATGGTCTTGGCCCTGTTGCAGCCGCTCGATTGACGATTGGTTCTGTGATGGCAGCCGATACTTATGCGGCTTCTTATTTCGGCAATGCTGCAAATCCAGGTGGCGTGATTGAAGTTCCTGGAGAACTTACTCAAGAACAAGCACAAGATATTGGTCGTGATTGGAACATTACTCATACCGGCCCATATCGTGCTGGCAAGATTGGCATTCTCTCAGGTGGCGCTGCATTCAAGCCATTAACAATCAACGCTCAAGATGCTCAATTATTGGAAGCAAGAAAATTCAATGTTGAAGATATTGCAAGACTGTTCCGTTGCCCAATCAGTTTATTGGGTCATCCGGTTGCGGGAGCGATGTCATTTGCATCTGTTGAAGCACAGAATTTATCTTTTGTTCAACATTCGCTGCGCCCATTACTTGAGCGTTTAGAACAAAGTCTTTCGGGATTACTACCTGAAGCAGATGGTTTTGTTAAATTTAATCTTGATGCTTTGCTTCGTGGTACAACGCTTGAACGATTTGATGCTTACACAAAAGGTTTGCGTGAAGGTTTCCTTAGCCTAAACGATGTTCGATCTATTGAGGACTTGGCACCAATTGGGCCATCAGGCGATCAATTCCGAGTTCCGCTTCAAAACATTGATGCCGCAGATGCCAAAGATGTCGGCTTAAATCTTCGAGCAGAAATTGTGCAGAAGTTGGTTCAAGTTGGTTTTGACCCTGCTGAAGTTCTCAAGGCAGTTGAAATGCCTGACATATCACACACCGGAGTTCCATCATCGCAACTTCAACCGATTGCGCAAATCGATCCAAATAATCCTGGCGGCGCTTACGATGTACGCGAAGCGCGAGAAGGTTCACCTCAAATGGTCGTTCAAGTTCCTGATCCTGTTGTCAATGTTGCTGCTCCTAATGTGAACATTGAACCGGCAATGGTGATGCTTGAATCACCTGAAGTTCGTGTTGATGCTCCGACAGTCAATGTTGAAGCACCGAAGGTTGAAGTTACTAATCAGATTGATCGACGCAAGGTTCGCAAGCGTGTGATTAGAGATGAACAAGGCAGAATTGCTGAAGTCATCGAAGAATTTATCGAGGAGAATGAATAATGGCGACAGGTTTGAGTTCCTATTTAGCAAACAAATTCCTCGATGCAGTTGGTAATGCAAGTGCATATTCAGCCGCAAATGTGTATATCAAACTTCACATCGGAGACCCAGGTGCGAATGGAACTGCTAATCCTGCAACTGAAACAAGTCGCAAGGAAGCAACATTTTCTGCTGCTTCGTCAGGATCATTGGCTTCTGATGCTGCGGTCAGTTGGACTAATATCGCTGGCAGTGAAGATGCTACTTATTTTACTGCTTGGGATAATGCTTCTGCTGGCAATTTCTTATTCAGTGGCACTATTACCGGCAACGCTTATGTTGCTGGCGATACTTACACAATTCCAAGCGGGTCTTTAACAGTATCTTTGACATTGGCTTCTTAGTATGCCATCTCAATTTCTCCTTGATTCAGGAGTCTTAGACACTGACCTGCTTGGGCCGGTTGTCATTGTTGAGGCTTCAAGTAGTCTCGGTGGAATATCACCAATTGCTTCTGCAACAGTCACTCATCTAGTTACCGCAAATTCTTCTCTTGGTAGTTTAACCGCAAGTGCAAGAGCAGCAGATAACATCACTGCTGCCGCCGAAGCCAATCTTGGAAGTCTTGATGCAACTGCAAATACAAGGCCCGAGACACCAAGCGTTGCATCAACAGGTGGCGGCACTCCTGCTTTCGTTCAACCTTATTTCCCGCCAAAAGTTGAACCAACAATTGAGATTTCAACCATCATTGCTAATGCAAATGCTTCGCTAGGTCTCGTTAAGGCTTCGGCTATGAGCGAGATTTCCTTCTCAATACTCGATGATGATGCAGAAGTTCTGCTTCTGATTTAGGACATACGATGCCATATTTCATCTCAGATAAACAAAGCGATTGCCAAGGT